ACCAGAAGGGTGGTGGCTCGGACCTTGAGGAGTTCATGGCGCTTGAGAACCTCAAGCAGCAGGAAGAAGAACTTAGAGAGCGCATGATCTACGCTGGCCGTCCGGGCATGTGGACAGACTGGCTCAAGTTCCAAGCGCAAGCTGCCAGAAAACGCAGAGAAGCGCAAGAAGCAGCAGCCCGTGAGAGGGCGCGTAGAGCAGCGCGTCTGGAACAGATGGCGGAGTACATTGCCATCGCCATGGCCTCAATCATCCTTGCTGCGTTGATGGTCGGCGGTATTGTCATCTACATGAAGCACCTGCGATGAGCGACGAAAAACTCAACGCCAACTCCACCCTTGACAAGGTGCTCGGGTATGTGGACTCGCCATTCAAGCTGTTCGCCATCCTCATCATGGGTATCGTGGCTTTCTCCGGCTACTTCCTGTGGCAGAACCAAGACTTCATGAGGGATGCCTACAAGGAGTCCAAGAAGCTGCCGGAGATCAACACGTCCCGCACGGACGATGCCAGCGCCATGCTGTTCAAGCAGACCGGCGCTTCGGTGGTGGCCATCTTCAAGGTCAACCCCCTGTTCAACAGCCGGGTGCTGTACCGGGCCTACACCAAGGACGGCAGGGACAAGAGCATCGAGGACATTGACGTAGGGCTGTTCACCCAAAACGCAGGCAACAACGCAGATGTGGTCAAGCTGATGACCAACGAGATTCCGTGCTCGGAGTACCGCTACGCGCAGTCTGAAGTGGGCCTGTGGTACATCGAGAAGGGCGTGACCTTCACCTGCCGGGTGAGCGTGCCGCCAGACAGTCCGAGGTTTGTGGGTCAGATCACGGTTGGCTGGACTCAGCCCCCGGAGGACTTACAGCAAACCAAATTCATGCTGGAGATCGCCAGCGCCATGTTGACGAAGAGAGGTAACTGATGGCTCAGTTTGAACCAGCTTTTGAGCAAATGATCAAGGACGAGGGCGGCTACGTCCTGCACGAAGTTGAGGGTGACACTGGTGGCATGACCTATGCCGGTATTGCTCGCAACAAGAACCCGCAGTGGCAGGGCTGGCCACTGGTTGACCGCAAGGAGTTTGGCGGCTCCCTGACCTCCATGGTGCGAGACTTCTACCGCTCCGAGTTCTGGGGCAAGATGCGCGGCGACGAGATTTCCAACCAAGAGGTTGCCAACACCATCTTCAATTTCGGTGTAAACGCCGGGATGGGCATGGCCGTCAAGCTGGCGCAGTTGGTGGTTGGGGCTACCCCGGATGGCGGCATCGGGGCTAAGACCGTGGAGCGCCTGAACCAGATCACCGACGGGCAGCGCTTCAAAGAGCAGTACGCCTTGGCCAAGATCGCCCGGTACGCCGAGATTTGCAACAAGAACCGCACCCAGTCCAAGTTCCTGCTGGGCTGGATTAACCGTACTTTGGGGAGCCTCAAATGAGCTTGCTTGGCGTTGGGTCAATTATTGAGGCTGTCGGCAAGGTTGCTGACGATCTGATCACCACTGACAAAGAGCGGATGGAGATGGAGATCGAGCAGCGCAAGCTCGACCTTGAGGAGAAGAAAATAGATCAGGCGACTGATCTTGCCCAGATCGAGGTCAACAAGGTCGAGGCTGCCTCCAACAACATCTTCGTGTCCGGCTGGCGTCCTGCCATCGGGTGGATCGGTGTGCTGGCTATGGCATACCAGTTTCTGATGTACCCGCTGTTCCAGTGGGGCTGGAAATGGGCTCAGGCTACGGGCTGGGTTCCTGCGGGGCTGGAGCCCCCTCCAGTACTAGACGCTGACCAGCTCTGGGTGATACTATCAGGCATCTTGGGCATCGCCGGGATGCGCTCTTACGAGAAGAGCAAGGGCGTTGCCGCCAAATAAGGTGCTCCATGCCACTCAAAAAGCTACTACTCAAACCGGGTGTGAACCGGGAAAACACCCGCTACACCACCGAAGGCGGGTGGTACGACTGCGACAAGATTCGGTTCCGTCAGGGCACGCCAGAGAAAGTTGGCGGCTGGGAGCGTCTTTCGGCCGACGTTTACCAAGGCGTGTGCCGCTCGTTGTGGAACTGGGTGACGCTTGGCGGGGACAACCTGATCGGCGTGGGCACCAACCTAAAGTTCTACATTTACCAAGGCGGCTTCTACAACGACATCACGCCTTTGCGGGACACCGAGGCGCTGACCAATCCGTTTGCTACCACTTCAGGTTCCGCGCTGGTCACGGTAACGGACGCTGCCGGTGGGTACACCGATGGTGACTTTGTGACGTTCACGCCAACTTCGGCTGTTGGCGGCATTTTGCTGGCAGGCGAGTACGAGATCACAACCACATCGGCCAGCACGTACACCATCATTGTGCAGTCCGAGACCACGATCACAACGGCCAACCCAGCGGTGTTTACCGCACAGTTCCAACTGGCCAACAACATTGCCGTCACACTGTCCACAACCGGCACGCTGCCCACCCCCTTCACGGCGGGCACAACGTACTACGTTGTCAACACCTCGGGCTACACATTTCAGTTGGCCACCACCGTAGGCGGCACAGCGCTGGGCACCATTGGCTCCGGGCAGTCCGGCGTGCACACAGTCACAGCGCTGGCCAACGCCACAGCCAGTGGGGGCGGAGCTACGTCGGCGGCGTATCAGCTCAACGTAGGCCCGGCCGTGGTGCTGCCTTTGACCGGCTGGGGTGCAGGGCCTTGGGGCTCTGGCGCTTGGGGTATCGGGTCGGCTTCCGTGGACTCGCTGCGGCTGTGGAGCCAGTCGAACTACGGTGAAAACCTTGTGTTTTGCCCCCGAGGCGAGGGTCTGTACTACTGGGATGCAAGCTCAGGGGTAGGCACTCGGGCGGTGAATGTGACGTCTTTGGCGGGAGCCTCAGACGTGCCGACGTTGGTGAACATGGTGCTGGTCTCTGACATCAGCCGTTTTGTGTTGGCGTTTGGGTGCACGGACCTGTCGTCCATTGTGCTGGACCCTATGCTCATTCGCTGGTCGGATCAGGAAGACATTGCTCAGTGGACCCCTTCGGCCGAAAACCAAGCAGGCGGATTGCGCCTGTCGCAGGGCTCCCAGATTGTGGCGGTGGCGCAGTCTCGGCAAGAGATTTTGACGTGGACAGATTCCGCACTGTACTCGTTGCAGTACCAAGGCCCGCCTTTTGTGTGGGGCGCTCAGTTGGTGGGGGACAACATCTCGATTGCGAGCCAGAACGCGGCAACAGTAGCGTCTGGAGTGGCCTACTGGATGGGTGTGGACAAGTTCTACAAATACGACGGCCGCACACAGACACTGCGCTGCGACTTGCGTCAGTACATTTTTTCTGACCTCAATCAGTCCCAGTTGCAGCAAGTTTGCTGCGGCACCAACGAAGGTTTCAACGAAGTGTGGTGGTTCTACCCCAGCGCGGACTCCATGGAGAACGACCGCTACGCGGTGTACAACTACGGGGAAGACATCTGGTACTACGGCAATCTCGGCCGCACAGCTTGGCTGGACTCCGCCTTGCGCACAGGTCCGATTGCGGCTACGTACGACCAGAACATCGTGTTGCATGAGACAGGCAACGATGACGACACCACCGGCACACCGGTGCCAATCGAGGCGTACATCACGTCTTCGGAGTTCGATCTGGATGATGGCCACAACTTCGTGTTCATCTGGCGCGTGTTGCCGGACATCACATTCCGGGGTTCAAACGCAAGCGCTCCGCAAGTGACCATGACGCTGCTGCCTTTGCAAAACTCGGGCTCCGGATACAACGCGCCGCCTTCAGTTGGCGGGGTCAACACCGCTTCTGTTGCGCGGTCAGCCGTGCTCCCGGTGGAGCAGTTCACGGGTCAGATTTTTACCCGCGTGCGTGGGCGGCAGATGGCCATGAAGATTTCCAGCACGGCACTGGGTGTTGCTTGGCAGTTGGGCTCCCCGCGTCTGGACATGCGTGCTGACGGGCGTCGATAAGCATGACGCAGCTCAACAAACCCGTTGCACCTGCCCTCCCATGGGCAGCGCCAGACTACGACCGGGCGTACCAAGACCAGCTCAGCAAGGTGCTGCGGCTGTACTTCAACCAGATCGACACCACGCTTGGTGCGGTGGTTGGGCGCAACGGGGGCCGGTACATCGACTGCCCCAACGGTGTGTTTTTTGACACAGCAAACCAGACGCTTCCCGTTGCCAACACCGCGTACCCGGTTGTCTACAACCAGACGTATCTGAACAACGCGGTGGCGCTTCAGTCGGGCAGCACGTCAAAGATCGAGATCAGCATAGGCGGCGTGTACAACTTTCAGTTCAGCGGACAGATCGAAAGCACCAACAACAGCTCCAAGAACGTGTTTCTGTGGATTCGGCGTAACGGAGTAGATATTGGGTATTCCTCCCGTGCGTACAGCCTTTCGGGCTCCAGCACCTATGCGCCAATTGCATACTCCTTCGACATTGACATGGGGGTTGGTGAATACTTGGAGTTGATGATCTCGGCATCCGACACCACAGTGCGGCTTGCCGCTGGCGCAGCAGCCAGTCCACACCCCGGAATCCCTTCGTCGGTGATGTCCGTTAACTTCATCGCCCCGCTGCCCGACCCTAGACCCATTCCGCCGTAAATGATAGACTCAACCAATCCCAAACCTGTGAGGCCCCAATGAGCCTGCAACTCGCTGCCCAAAGACTCGCCGCGCAAGGTCGCGGCGGCGACACCACCCTAGTCCACATGAACCCGCGAGAGGTTGCCGGACTGCAAGCGCTGGCATTGCGCGGGGGTACTTCTCTGACCATCAACCCACAGACCGGGCTGCCCGAGGCGCTGAGCTTGAAGAGCTTGTTGCCCGCCGCGCTGGGTTTTGCGCTGGGCCCAGCCGGGTTTGGTTTGATGTCCTCGTTTGGCGCAGCCGCCACTGTGGGTGGTCTGACGGCCCTGACTTCCGGCAGTTTGTCCAAGGGCCTCATGGCCGGTATGGGTGCGTACGGCGGGTCTTCGCTGGGTGAAGGCTTGTATGGCGTCGGTGCAGGTGCAGCGCAAGAAGCTGCAATGTCTGGGCTTGGCGAAGGCGCTTCACAAGCTGCACGCAACGAAGCTGCGGCTGCTGCTACCCGAGATTTTGCCTCCAAAGG